AATAACAGATAATGGAGGAGGTGAGTAGTGTCATATATTGGAAAAGAACCCACTATTGGAAATTTCGTCAAACTTGATGCGATAAGTACGAGTTCAACAAACACATATAATCTTACATTAGATTCAGTAGCATTCTCACCAGAATCTCCGAATCATTGTTTGGTCAGTTTGAATGGTGTTATTCAGAGTCCCTCAACATCTTTTTCAATATCTGGTTCAACTATAACTTTCATACCATCATCAGGAACTTTATCATCAAGTGACTCAATAGATTTCATAATGGTATATGGGAATGTACTCGACTTGGGAGTTCCCTCTGATGCAACAGTAACAAATGCAAAAACTAATTTCGTATCAACATCATCTGCCGCTGGATTACAGATCAAAGGCGATGGTACTACTGACGGAACTCTACAACTTAATTGCTCACAAAACAGTCATGGTATAAAATTAAAAAGCCCAGCACATAGTGCATCGGCATCATATACTTTAACTTTTCCTACTACTGACGGAAGTGCTGACGAATTTTTAAAAACTGATGGCTCTGGTGCTTTATCTTGGGCAACTGCTGGTGGTGGAAAGATACTTCAAGTTTTACAAGGTTCTCATACTTCTCAAGCATCGATGTCATCTACATCATTTGTAGATGTATCTTCTAATACAAATGTTTCTTTAACTTGTGCAAGTACATCAAGCAAAGTTTTTATTATAGCAAATTTTCATGAACTGTATTTAAGTGGTTCTCATGCAATTAAATTAAGAGTAACTGCTGGAGGAAGTCAAATAATGAGAGCTGATAATGTAGTTTTGACTGGTGCAAGTGGAGAAAAAGTTATTGGAGAAACATTAGTGTTTCTTTATAGTCCAAGTTCTACAAGTGCAATAGAATATAAAATGCAATTTGCTAGTTCTAATGGATCAGAAGTAAGAGTAAATCAACATAGTAATCCAGGATTAACATTAACTTTAATGGAAGTGGGTGCATAATGATTATAAGAGCAATAAAACTTATAAACCCTGATGCAGAGGTATGTGTTAGAGGAGAAGATTCTGAAAAAACAGATTACAATATAGATAATTGCACTTTTGAATGGTTGAATGGAACAAGTGAAATATCAGTAGAAGATATAAAAGCACAACTATCAAATGCAGAAACAGCAGAAGAACAAGAAAAACAAAATAGAGAAAATAAAAAATCATCTGCTATAACTAAACTTAAAGATTTAGGTTTAGATGATGACGAAATAAAAGCAATTAAAGAGGTAGTATAAATTATGGCATTAGTAAAATTAAACGCAACACTAGGACTTACAGGAACACTACCAGCAGTTAGTGGTGAGAACTTAACAGGGGTAAGTGCTGGGAAAGTTTTACAAATCCAACATCAAGAAATTACTACTACTGTTGAAACTAGCTCAAGTTCTTTTACTGATACAGGATTTACTCTTGCAATAACACCATCTGCAACTTCAAGTAAAATTTTATGTGTTGTTAATTTACAATCAATAGGTAAAGCTAGTTCAACTCTTTCTGCTATGAGTGTTAGAATTGTTAGAACTAGCACAGATATTGGTAGGAGTACTAATATTATGTACAGTGCTGGAGCATCAAGATATGAAACTGCATCTATAGTAAAATTAGATTCTCCAAGTACAACAAGTGCAACCACATATAAAGTAACTTTTAAAAATAGAGAAAGTAACGCTGTTCATTTTAATGCTTATACAGGCGATACATCAACATTTACATTGTATGAAATAGCAGGATAAAATTATGAATAACACAGTTATAAAAGCAATACTTGAAATAAATCCTAATGCAGTTGTTACTGTTATTGGAAATGATATTAACACTTGCGAAATTACATGGTTAGATGGAACAACACCTATTTCTAAAGCTGACATAGAAACTAAGATGAACGAATTACAAGCAGAGTATGATGGCGAAGAATGGAAAAGAAATAGACAATCAGAATATCCAACACACGAAGATTGTATTCACGCACTATTAGATGGTGGCGATACACTTACTGATTTACAAGAAAAACGACAAGAGATAAAAGCTAAATATCCTAAATCATAGGAGTCTAAATGCAATTAAGCAAACATTTTAAATTATCTGAATTTGAAAAGTCATCAACTGCTACGAGGCTAGGTATAAAAAACAAAGCTGGTTCAGGAGAAATAAAAAACCTAACTGATTTATGTTATGCTGTATTAGAGCCTGTAAGAGCAAAGTTTGAAAAACCAATTATGGTAACATCAGGCTATCGTAGTGAAGAACTTTGTGTTGCAATTAAATCTTCAAAAACAAGTCAGCATACTAAAGGACAAGCAGTAGATTTTGAAATAGCTGGTGTGTCTAATTTACAATTAGCAATATGGATTGAAAATAACTGCGACTTTGATCAGCTTATATTAGAGTTTTGGAAAGAAGATGAGGGAGCAAACAGTGGATGGGTACATTGTAGCTATAACGAGGGTAGCAACAGAAAACAAGTATTGACATTTAATGGTAAGGAATTTAAAAATGGATTACCAGAGGCTAAATGGTCTGCTGGTAAATTTGCAAACTAATAGGAGGAAACATGCCAAGACACTATGGAAAGAAAAATAAAATGAAAAAAGGTAAAAAAGCTAAAGGTAAAAAGAAAAAGTAATGTCAGGTTATACTACAAGTAGTACACTAGGAGTAATGATCAATAAATTTAAATACAAAAAAAGAAAGAAAAAAAGTGGCAAAAAAAAGAAAAAGAAAAAAAGCACCTAAAGGGTATCATTATATGCCTGATGGCAAATTAATGAAAAACTCTGCACATAAAAGAAAGAGAAAATAATGGCAAGAAAAAAACCAATATATGCAAAAGCTAGACCTAAAAGACTAGGCAAACCTAAATCTTTTAATAAGAAAAGCAAAGCATATAAATCTGCAAAAAGAATGGCTGATAAAAAGTTTGGTAAAAAGGTATCTTTGTACAAAAACATTTTTATTTCTAGAAGAATCAAAAAGCTTAAGTCAAAAAAGAAGTAATGAGTAGGAAGCCTAAAACTACTGGGGAGCATCTTATTGCATTATACGGACACATAACAGGAATCAAAAGAGATATATCAAATCTAAAATCTAATCACTTAAAACATATGCATCAAGACATAGATAAAATACATGAAAAATTAGATCAAAAATTTGACACAATTACAAATTGGTTAATGTATGGTTTGGGTGCATTAGCAATTCTAGTTTTAGGTCAACTACTTTACATTATCTCAAATTAACTGTACAAGTCATACTTGTATGGCTAACAAAAAAATTTTAGTAATCAGTGATATGCACTTGCCATATCAACATAAAGATAGCATAATATTCTTAAAAGAAATTAAGAAAGAATTTAAACCAGACTTTGTTGTAAACATAGGCGACTTACTAGACTTTCATGCTATCAGTATGCACGAACACAACCCAGATTTATATTCTGCTGGACAAGAACTAGACAAAGCAAAAGAATATATTAAAGAATTAGAAGATATTTATCCAGAAGTTACAGAGGTAGATAGCAACCATAGTAGTTTAGTTTATAGACGAGCACTAAAGTTTGGAATGTCAAAACAATTTTTAAAACCTTATGGCGACTTTTTAGGCACAAGAAAATGGAAATGGGTAGATGATTTAACACTTACAATGTCTAATGGACAAAGATGTTTTTTTACGCATGGTCGTTCAGCTGATGTGTTAAAAGTATCACAGACGATGGGAATGTCGGCAGTACAGGGTCATTATCATACAAAGTTTTTAATTAGCTACTGGGCAAACCCTGATGCTTTGTTTTTTGCTATGAATGTGGGTTGCTTAATTAACCAAAAGTCTATGGCTTTCAACTATGCCAAGAACTTTAAAACTAGATTTATTTTGGGTTGTGGTATTATTATAAATGGTGTACCAAGACTTTTACCAATGGTCTTAAACGATAAAGGCGATTGGATTAAAAAACTAGTATGACAAAGTCTAATAAGCTAAAAAATACCCTTTTAAAGAGCCACAGAGCCACGCAGAGCGATGATTCTGCCTTTTCCGAGCAAGTGGGTGGTGATTGGTATAAAAAGCTTAAAATCCAACCTTTAGACTATGCAATGGATAACAATCTTAATGCTTGTCAAACAAAGGTAGTTAAATACATATCAAGATACAATTTAAAGCATAAAACAATTAAAGATCAGATAAAAGATTTAGATAAAGCAAAGCATGTGATAGATATGCTTATAGAAAAAATACAGGAGAAATAATATGTGGTTGAATTTATTATCACTAGGTGTAAAGACAGGTGCGAAACTGTATCAAAACAAACAACGTACAAAACAATTAATGTCAGATGCACAAATGTTGCATGCTGAAAAAATGGCAAAGGGCGACATTGAATATAAAGCGAAGATTATTGAGAGCAATGATAATGGCTACAAAGACGAGTTTGTACTCATTCTCATATCTATTCCTATTCTTATATTGGGTTATTCTATTTTCACTGACGATGTGGAAATTCGTACTAAACTAGATTTATTTTTTGAGTATTTTAATCAATTACCTTATTGGTATCAAGCAATTTTTATTGGAGTAGTTAGTGCTATCTATGGTCTTAAAGGTGCTGACATTATGAGAAAGAAATAGTAATATGCAAAAATGTTTACAGATGCAGTTATTACAGATTTAGAATTACAATTAGAATCTCAATATAGTCCGTATGGTCATTTTATATGTTTAAGGTTTATAGATTTAAGACCTACATTTCCAAAAATAAAAAGCACAATACAAGAAATTACAAAATACGAAGATGTAAAGGTTGTTGATTATAATTATACATTTGAAACTATTACGGAAGATACTGACATCAAAGGACTTGATATAGTTAGGCATTAGATATGTGGGGATTGCTCCCCACACACACTATTAGTTTCTAGTTAACTTTTCTGTAGCCAACTCATTAATAGATTGTTGTTTTAAATGATCACAATAACTATGACCATTTTTAGCTTCCACTTTTGAGTAAAGATATAATTTTTTCATATTAGAAAGTTCTAATTTTACTTGCTTATATCTTTCATCATTGGTTGCTTGTATTTTTGCAGAAGCCACAGATAAAGAACTATTAGTTATTTTTTCATTAACTACATAATCAAATACTTCTTGTACTTGATCTTTTACATTGTCATAATTTATCTCTGCTTTAACAAATCTTTTATCTAAAGCATCAAGATAAGCTATGATTTTATGTGGATTAAACTCTTGTGGTCTAATCTCAATGTATTTAGCTAGTTTATCTTCTTCTGACATTAACCTAACTCTTGTTCGTACTGCTCTGGGTTAAATTCAGTAGCATCACCTTGACTCCATTCTTGTTCAGATTGTGGCAACTGATCGTCCATTTCATTACGAGGTTGTTTAGGTTGATTAAAAGATGGGTTTTGTTTCGTTTTGTCGTAGTATGGAAACAACTTCCAGCCTTTAGTTCTGTTATCAAAAAAACCTTTTAATACTAGGTTTTGGTTATTTAAGATAACTTTTAATATGACACCATCTTTTTTTGTCGATGTCATTTCGGCAGTACCACCATTGCTACCACTATTATTGTTGTTGTAGCTTTTCTTTTGGTAATTGCCATTGTTGTTGTACTGTGGTTTATTATATCCCATCAGATTCTCCTATGTTATTTTTCAATACTTTCCATTTGTTCCATTAGATATTTTGCTCCAATGAAAGCATTGAATAGTTTTTTATTAAGAGGAATTTCTTTAATCTCAATTCCATTATCTTTTTTAGGTAATCTTACTATAAAAGATTTAGAAATTTTTGATTTAGTTTCTTCCTCATATGCAAATCTATAAGCATTTAACTGCAAAAAATAGTCAAATGTTATATGATTACTTGTTTTAATATCAATCAAAACAAGATTTCCTTTCTTGTCTTTTACAACAAGATCAAGAGTACCAGCATAGTTATATTTCTTGCAATAGATTTTCTTTTCTATTTCTACAACTTCATACTCTTGTTTATTCCACCAATCTAAAAAAAGATTCCAGCAATTAACTACTGCTTTATCAGATTGTTTAGGAATTTCTTTACCTTTTAGATAGTCCTCAACTAAACCATGAACAACACTACCAACTAAAGCACCCTCATCTTTAAAAGTATCAGGTTTCTTTTTAGCAGTAGCAAATATTCTTTCTAGCTTTGCTCTATCTAGTTCTTCGCCTACATCTAACTTTTCGTTAATTAATCTTTTAACCTCGTTTAAAGGTGTATTGACTAACCACCAAGTTAGTTGTGGTTTGGGTACTCCTCTGCCACATATTCCTGTAACAGACTCTACCTTTTTATCATCGACATAATACATATGCTTATCATCGTTATAGCTTAAGACTATGCCATTTGCTAATGGATATTTCTTCCACATATTTACCTCTCTAGTTTGTTTAGTTTACTAAATAAATCATCTACATTAAAATTGTAATACTTACTTAATGCAAATAATCTTGCTACAGATAAATCACCCTTTTCAAATTTATAAACAGAATGTTCATTAAAATTAAATGATATATCTTGCACAACTGACTCAACAGTTATGTTTTTCTCAAGTCTAATCAGTTTAAACTTAAGACCAACTATACTTTGAAATAAATGGTATGCCTTTGCTGAATGCTTTTCTTTCTCATATTCAGAAAGTACACCTTTTAGTAAAAGTTTAGTTTTTTCTTTTTTATCCATACATTCCTTTCTAGTTTAAAACCGAGTGTCCACGATTAATTAAACATTTTCTATATATAGATTCGTGTTGTGTATCGGCAGTAGGACTTTCAACCCAGAAAACAACGCCACCCCAGAAAGAACTATTAGTATCTGCTACCATTTTACAGTGTTGCAAATCATTAGTAATTTCTCTAGCTTTATCTTCGTCAAAAGTACCACTACGACCAGCAGTATCAATTACTGGTGAATATGCACAATTAGTCAGGCATAATCCCAGCACCAACAAGTATATTATTTTTTTCATGTTTCCTTTCTAGTTTGTACTCTTTCTTATTACTTGCCTTTGAGTTAATTACTGCACAATATTCATCAATTAAATAATCGTGAGTAAATTTGTTTTTTGATATAGTTCTATCCATTGCTTTTATTCTTTTATCTTGCCATGAATCTTCAAAATCTACCATAGCAAACTACCTAAAATAAAACCAAGAACAAAACATATCCATTCTCTACGATAGTGAAGTTCTAATGCTTTCCAATCGCTTTTAGTTTTTCCAAAAATAATCATATTTCCTTTCTTGCTGGGGTTTTTACACCCCAGCACATTGTTGATTTATACTCTAGCTACCATTGGGTTGTGTGCAAAAACAATCAGACCACCTAGTTCTTGAAAGAATCTAGACCTTTGATCTGACTTTTCTTCATCATTACCTAAGTTAGTTATTGCATTAGCAAGATCATACTTTGTTGTCGTAAAAGTATCGCCAACATAGTGATTCAATCTCTCAAAGATTTGTGCTCTTTCAGATTCTGTAACACCCTGTTTTTTTGCTAACTCTACAATTTGATGCGAGTTAATAGTTTGTTTAGTAGAGTCTTTTAACTTCTGAAAACTCTCTTTCCAAACCTCGTTATCGTTAACAAGATCAATTTGTTTCTTCATTTTTTCGATAATAGTAATGTATTGATCATCTTGACTTGGATCAATAATGATTTTACCAACATGCTTTGAATAAAATCTATTCAAATATCTTGGTGCAACCATACCATTTGTACAAACTAATCTGTAAATAAATGGTTGAATGATTAAGCTACCACTACCGATTTCACTGTTAGTAATTGTAACACCACTTTGTACGACATCACCCTCACTAACCTCACCCTCAACTTTAGGATTTACAGCAGTAACATTAAGTGTATCTCTATCGTAATTGATATACTTAATATCTAAACCTAAATCCA